CGAGAAGTTCAGTAAACTGAATTCCCAAGTCTCGATATATCTAGACCTGGCCCCAAAACTATATACTATGACAATTTGCATAGTATTTAATGTAATGCCATCTTGGTAAGATCTTAAGATCATGTAAACATAACCTTAATATCTTTTACTAATTTGGTAATTAATCGATCAGAACGTAATTGTTTGTTTTCAAAACGAGCTGGATCTAGGTTTAAACCTAATCCCTCTAGTTCGAAAAGAGACGTTATTAGTCCGATTGATTTTCTTACATTACGTGATTTCTCAATCTGACCTTCTAGAGAATTATCTAGTTGGGGAGCTTGCTCACCTACTAGTTGAATCCTAGAAAGTACATCATTTGATGTTTCATTAGCTATATGTGCAATATATTGCAAACATAGATAGTGACCAGTTGAAGAAAACTGATACGTCCGACAAGTAATAATAGATTCTGGTGAGCTTAAAATGATAGGCGTTATTGCCTTTTCAAAAGAAGCTATCGATCTTTTAATCCTCTGTTTTATATATATATAAAATAGCTGACTAATAAGTGGATATGGTAAACCATTCCAGAAACTATCCGGACACTTGACTATTTCTACTCTATTTTCTTCTGATATCTTAACCCAATTAAGGGAAGGTGCCATAGGAAATAGAGCAACATCTAACGATGTTTGATAGTTTGGTGTACGACTTGCCAAAATGCTTATTATATCTTCGTTGTTCGTGGTATATATACCACGTTCTCCCATGCTATTTAGCAAGGAAGGAAAATTGTAGCTAGATTCCATACCACTTGTAATTTCTACAGGTGATATTGAACTTAGTTCAATTCCATCAACGAATATACGTTTAGCAATTTCAACGGAATTCATAGTCGAATGTTCATTAATTAGATTCCTTTCTACTGCAATTGTAGTAGGACTAAATCCTTTTAATGGTGAAGTAGGAACTCCCATGAGTTTACATAAATGTAAATACATTTGAGCGACATCTTCTCTGAGTATGGCAGTATCATCTCCAATTATACAATATTGGGGATCATCCACTTGTGGATGTAAATTTAAGGCGTGTCTACACGTCCTTACCATTAGATG